CATAGACGTCCCCGCTGTGGGGAGGAATACAACATTCCGGATCGCGGGGGAGGTGGTAGATGATGGCTAAAGAGTCATCCCGTACCAACCCCCCCGCACCGCTGTAAGCAACAACAGTAAGTTGCACTTGCAGCACGATGAGATGGAGAGAGAGTTATTTTACTTTTCTCGAACTAGCGGTATCATGTGTCCTAAAGAGGATCGGTCCCGCGCTAATTCGGTCATTACCCAGAACTTTGCCACCGCACGGTGGGCCTGCTTGCAGGCTTCTGAGTCTATTACTAAATTGGTCAAATCCCTACTTGGTGCCTCCTAGTGTCAGAAATCATCTGATATAGAGGTCCGATGGAGCGAAAATGCTCCTCACCAAGCTAGAAGCAGCTGAAGATGCTGCGGACATAGACGCCGTCTGCCAGCTTGGCAGATAGTCGTCTAACATCCGAAGAATCTTAGCCGTATAACCGGGTTCATGCAATTGGACTGCGGGCATGGCGGTGATGCCAGAAGCAGCCTCTGGTCGCCACTCAATGTTTTGAGTGAATGAAGCGACAAGAGACCCTGCTGGGACACCTTTCCATGCGAAACCGATGACTGTCGGACTGAAGCGTTTAGCTTCATTAGACAGAGTGGAGGCATTCGTTGCCGCCACCCCTTTGTTGATAGGGGCATCAGTATCTTCTTTAAATCCATCCACCAAGGCCGCATCAGGACGATGTCGGAGCTCGATGGTCTCAAGGCTTAGGCGTTTTGCGCCGGCGCAGAGATTGAATAACTGGTTGATAGAGACAGGGCCGCCTAGTCCGTTTCCTAACATAATAGTCTCGAAAGAGACGTTTTGTATGGGAACGACAAGGCCAGCAGCCGCTGTCATGCTTCCAGTGTATGATAACTTCATACAGGCAGAGAGTAGACGAAAGTCCGCGCATGTCTCAGACGATACAAACGCACTCGCACCAACCCGTACCGCATTTGCGGTACTGGGGTCAGCGAGAGTTCCGTAAGGATTCGCAACTGTATTTAAGGGCGTTGTAGCGGGGTTTGGATCCTCGAACACGAAACAAGTTTCGGTAGGATGACCCGTGTTGCTCACATAGTGAGGACACCACACAACATATCCATTCACATAATTCGGGGCTAAGTCCTGAGTGGTGTGGAACCGACTCAAAATACCTTCCGAGGTAGAATGAAAACCCTCTACAAGTTTAGAGGTACAGGGGTTAAGTAACAACTGTGCAGCGAGAGGAAGCTTTTCCTTCGACACAATCGACTTTCGTTTGTTATTCTTCGTTTTGAAGTTTGACTTCGTAAGCTTTGTGGTATTCTTACCACTACGTCTCCTCACACGAGGAGGTTGATTCTTGTTGATTCTTGTTTGCATTTGTATTGGATCCCACCTTGCCAGGTGCGACTATACATCCAAAACAACCCATCAGCGATGGGCAAAGCCGTGTAGTCTGTTGGCATTTATGTCGCAGAGGACAATTTAGCACGGAAATATTAAGCGTAACCCCACTAGGACTAGTGGAATGGTTAAGCACCGATTTTGGCTTTATTATAGTCTTGAACCCAAGGTAAATCTGACCACTAATCGAAACTATCGCGGATGTCCGCGACTTCCTCCAACTCCTCAATTGATGGGAGTGGTAGAAGTGGGTCTTCGAGACCCTTACGTTCTTTTAGTTGGAATGGCCAGACCGATATATCCCAGTCGCTCATTCGCTTACGTCTCTGGAGCCTGAAGTCTTTTAGGACCGCCTTTCGAGGCAATCTTATTTTGACTTCGGGTCTCTCCGGGTCGTGAGCTGAAACGAGCGGTGGTTGAAACACATCGTTGGTCTTTAAATCAATCAAGCCCTTCTCTAGCGGTCCAATCAATGGCTGCAGGAGAAGGCGGGGGACATGGTGTCGGGAGAAACTCCCGGACGGAGGTGCGTTAGTCCTAACGATACCTATCTGCTCCCTGCGGGGAGCAACACCATCTTCGACACTTTTGAGGAATTTCTCCTCTAGGTATCGGGCAAAGCGCCTCTGGAAACTTGTATATGCGACTGGAACGCTCGGAATGAATCCGAGTCCTCCCCTTTCAAAGGGCAGGAAGAGGTTGTAGTTACCGAAATTCGTACATTGCTCGATCTTTGATCGGTTGTAGTGAATGAATCTTCGGTGAGTACGGCTGGGTTGATTTGAATCCCCAACAATCTCGTTATAGTAGTCCCATATAGGGGCAAGTTTAGCGTTATCACGACCCGTCACTTTCGATTGGCTTGTTAGCAGTCCTGTGTTCAGGAAGCCTATCCTCTTAAAATCCGAGGTGCCACGAATGTGTCGGTACGTCTGACTGTTGATTGTCAGAACGTTATCGTGAATATAGTTTTTACCCAGAGATAAAGTGAATCCTACCGCTTTGATCCACTTCTGCCAGATTTCGTAGTGAGCTACGTTTGATCTGAAGAGAATATCATCACCGTTGATTAAAACCGGGAGATTTTCTGCATCAATTTCAAGTCCACTATACTCTTCTAAAGATTTCCAATATGCGATCAAGTTAATGACACACAGGACAGGGAACGACAAAACGCTTCCCATCAACTGTCCATTAACTTGTCGACATGGATCAAGACCGTACTTTGCGGGATAGTGAATATCCTGTTCGTAAAGTACGGATCTGAGCACATCTTTAAGTTCGTCTGAATACGTAGTCTTCTTTAAGACCGATTCAAATACGAGTTTAGTATAGTGGATACTCACACCGTCAGTTGCGGCTTTATAGTCGCCTGACACCCACTTATCAAAATTGAGAGAAAAGGGAATCTTCGATTCCTTCTCAAGTAAGTCCGAGAGATCCTTGATCTCCATCGGCCGCCCAGTGAGGACGAATTGTGAATACTTTTGTAAGTGTTTCCACAATCCTTTCTGGAAGAAACGGGACACCCAGTATCTGAGTGTATCTCCTTTAGTGATAAGCCGAACTTTTAAAGGTTCGAGGACAGCTGACACCATGACAGCTCTGGTAGACGCGGTAGCCATTTGTAAGGCTTCGTTGAAGGGCGGTACAACCACCCCCCGCATCTCGCGGACTACACCGGGAGAGATTTCGACCATCTTGATTAGATGATCGGTTGAATCCTCTCGGACCAGTAAGTCACGCAACCAACCTCGAGCTCCACCACAAGACCTCTTGGCTTGCCAAGAGGCCGAGGTAGATGCCTCGTATAGTTCAGGGTGTGGAACCTCAAACTTCGTGAAGACTTTGTCCACGAGGGGTTCCAAGGCAACACTCTCAGAAAAATCAAACCTACCAATGGCCAGCATCTTTTCACGATGTCCGTTCATAGAATCTAGAACGAAATCGTCAGACACCGGCGCTGCGCCTCTTTTTACGCCTTGTAGGTACCCAGTCCAGAGACTTAGGTTCTTGTCGTTGGTGGAAATGAGACGATTCTTTAGAATTCTCCTTATTTTCCCACCAAAGATAAGCGGATTTCCTGAGAAGCCTTCTGGTTTCTCTGGAAGCTGTTGCTTCAAGTATCGGGCCATAGGCCACGCCGTAGTGTATTTTGCAAACTTTGTAAAGTCACTACGGGGCCATTCCTTGATTCTCAGAAAGAGATCAAGTTGATCCTCCAATGGTAAGGTTCCTATTTTAGGTAGAGCGTCATTCAAGACCTCTAGATTTGCGCGTGCAAAATACAATGCCTCTTTGGCACTGCACCCAGTCACCTTCCATTCCGTTGGTGTAATCTTTACGAATCCAGGAAGATCTCCTAACTTGGCTAGCCAAGTCGGAGTCTTCCCCTTAGGAAACGTAAAGGTTAACTCTCTCCCCGGGCCTCCCCGGGACAGGGCGCCAACAATCCCATCGATAACCGTAAGTGCATTAGTTTGCTCCCCCTTTTGGGGAGTTGAGCTTTTGTTCTTTATGGTGGTTAACTTCATT